AGGTAGATTTCACCCTCAACATCCTGAAAAATATATGGGGGATGCGAGAAATATAGTCTATCGTAGTAGTTGGGAACTACACTTTTTAAAGTGGTGTGATAGAAATGATGCCGTCTTGAAATATGCGTCGGAAGAGTTCTCGATACCATATGTATCACCTGTTGACAAAAGAGTTCATAGATACTATCCTGATGGAATTGTACAAATAAGACACCAGGATGGAAGAGTGTGTCGATACATCATTGAGATCAAACCTCAAAGACAATGTGTTGAACCAAAGAAACCATCCAGAGTCACGAAGTCGTACATAAATGAATGTACAACCTATGCGGTGAATCAAGCAAAATGGCTTGCTGCAGAGGAATTTGCAAAAGATAATGGCGTTCAGTTCAAAGTTTTGACCGAACATGATCTGGGAATCCCTCAACCAAAAAGCCGTAGAAAACGTAAATAAATAATCACATCTGAAATCTTTATTAGATTGTCATGCCTTTACCAAAAATTGCTACCCCAACGTATGAGTTGGAACTACCCTCTACTAAACAAACTATTAAGTTTAGACCTTTCTTAGTCAAAGAAGAGAAATTACTTGTTCTTGCACTGGAGAGTGAGGATACAAAAAATATTACGACTGCAATCAAAACAGTTATCAAAAACTGTATCACTACAAGAGGAGTCAAGGTAGAAAATCTTCCTACTTTTGATATTGAATATCTCTTCTTGAACATTAGGGGTAAGTCTGTTGGTGAAGAGGTTGAAGTAAATCTGGTTGCACCCGATGACGGTGAAACGACCGTCACTGTGAAGATTGACCTTGAGGATATCAAG